ATATAAACATCATATCCTTTTGGAGCTAATTCCCAAGCAATACATTTAATAAAATGATTTAAACCAGCTTTTGAGGCGCAATAGACTGAGCTGCCATTAAGCACATGACTATATGCCATAGAACCTATAGAGATGATCTTTTTACGACATGGCATCTCTATTGACTGTTTAACGAATTGTTTCACAAGTCTTATTGATCCGTAAAGATTAACGTTGATGATATTTTCTATATGCTCATCATCCATATTTTCTATCCAATCTAAATGAGTATATCCGTGACACATAATCAAATCTGTATAATCTGTAAAATCCAATTCTTGACTTATTACATTTTCATCAAATCTTTCTGATAATGGAATTATTCTAGCAATTTCTTCTCCAATTGATCCAGTTCTTGCCGCGCCAGTAATTGCCACTAATCTATTATTGATTGGAGTTTTCTTCCAACCATGCATTTCTTTCATTTCTTCTATATATGAATTAGATATTGACTCTTTCGACATATTTCACCATTTGTGATAGGCGTCTACTAACTCAACTAGTAAGATGAGAAGTAGAAGGACATTATCGTATCTGACAATGTCCTTCATTTTTTCCTCAAAATGCTTTTTCTGTATTTGTGGGATCATTTACAGATCCATTGATTGTGCGCCCATCATCAGGAATTTCAATATCTGGCCTAACAGCGTTGGTACGAATATCTTCGCAGAATATTTTGCACATTCTGAGAAGTTGCTTGCTATCATCTATATTAACTGTCAAATCTCCTTTTTCTGGACGGAAAGTTGCCCAATCTCCTTTATCATTACTTTCATCAATAATAATAAGATTCCAAGAACGCCAAAACAACGGAGGCTTCCACAATTTATTATCTGGCATTGTAACAGTTTCAGTTCTGCACAATGTTAGCCATTTACGACTATGTTTGAGATTAGTTTTGCTTAATGGAAAGAAAATGCGCTCCCAAGAAGCGCCATTCTGGATCAGGCAATACCACTGTGCTGTTTCTTGCACTTCGTTTCCATTAGGAAGAATATTCTGATTTAAATCATTTCGTACACAGTTTTTGAGAATAGTAGGATCATCACCAAAATTATTTACTAGCCCACCACGGCCCTTTGCCCATTCAATATATGTTGTTGCAAAATGGCAAGGAATAACCAGTATCCGTTCTTTATAAATATCACCAGTAGCAACATTGCAGAAATCACCAACTTCTGCTTCTTCAATATATTCAGCTTTCTTCTTCATAACTTGAGGAGAAAGTCCTTGAATGATAACAAGGCGCGGAATCAGAACGTCTTTAGTTTTGACGCCCTCCATTCCCATACCGCCCATAGTCATCATTTCTTCATCAATGACTACATTCGTTGCTGGTTTTGTTGTCATATCATTTGCCATTGTGCGCTCCTAAGCAAAAAGGTTTCTACGAGGTTTGATTCTTTCTTCCATCCCACCAAACAGTTCCTCATAGAATTTTGTTGCGATGGGAAAACGTGGTATTCCATCAGGAGTTAATGCTTGATATTTTACTGTCACACTATGATATTTATCCTTTTCTACTAAAAGTTGGAAACAGTAATCTTGATCTCCACTTATACCAGCTCTAAATTGTCTGCCATCTTGTAGAGAGCAAACAGCTATTTTGGCAAATCCTTGCCAACTTCCATCTCCTTCAAGAATATCTAACAATTCAAATTCTTCATCTACAAATTCTTTTCTTTTGAGCAAATTATTTGAACGTTTTTCTTCATAACGAACATTGTGGCGCAATATTTGCCCTTCATATCCATGCTCTAACAGTTTGAGATTATAAACATCAAGTTCTTCTTTAGAACTCACAAAACGTGTTTGTACTCTAATTATTTTATCACTAAGATAAACATCAAATAATTTTTCTTGTAGCCAATCCCATCTTTCCTCAAATTTAGCATTTCGCTCATCTAGATCGCACATATCAAATATCCAATATTGGATAAGTTCTTCAGATTGCTGGAGTTCAGCAAAATCAGGTTTTGATTTGTGAGCTAAAGATACAATTTTATTGAAGTTATCGTGTAATCTGTGATTATACAATTCTCCATCAAGAACTACATTTGGATATAATTGAAAGAATAATTTCAATTCTCTTTCAATATGAGGTGTTGAGATAATTCTTCTATCGTCGCGCGACCAAAGACCATCAATATTAGCCAAGCAGCGTATTCCATCCAATTTAGGTTGAACATAACAAGCGCGCTGCCAACCAACATATTTTCTGGCCAGCATTGGACGAATCATGCTATTCCTCGATTCATCTATATCATCAATATCTTCTTTATAATCAGTTTTTAACCTTTTCTCCATAGCAGCATTGGCATAAAACAATGCTTGACTTGCAGAACTAGGCTGAGATGCTGGTTCTGCATATTTCCATTCAGATGATGTAATTGCTCCATATAAAGAGCCAGAATGTGTTCTCCAATATCCTTCTAATTTACCTTCACCCACTTCTGACCACCAAACTCTAGTACCTCCAGAAACATCTCTCTTGAACAATTTAGCCAATTCCATCTTTCATTCCTTTCTTACATACACAATAGCACGTTTTCGATCCGCGCGCAAGCCCTATTTTATACTTATTTATCATGTAATTTATATTTACCGGGACTTACTTTTTGAATTAAACCAGCTTTGAGTAATCTAGTTATTCCATTATTAATAGAGCTTTTATGAAATCCTAATGATTCAGCATGTTTTCCAATATCTTTCCAATTTGCTGGATATTTTGGATTATTATTAATATATTCAAGTATAAAATCCTGTAATGTTCTTCCACTTGGATGCTTAAAATGTTCAACTTGTTTATGTTTTTTCTTATTTTCAATTAAAATCTTTTCCACTATTGATTGTTTTACTACTGGTTTTTCGATGACTTCTTCTACATTCAGATCAGATACAGGTAGAAATTTTGACAACATATGAAACATTGTTTCTGATTCTATTGTGAAACCTATCTTGAATTTTACCATTTTAGTTGCTCCTGGTTATTGTAGTTTGATAAGTTGAAAACATTCATTCTCATTGATGATGATTTTATATCCACATTCTGGATGAGCATCCAGAATTTCTTTCATTAATCTGGTATTTTCTTGAATATTATTTGTCATATTCCACATAAATTTACTAAAGCTGATTTTCTTTTTCATTTCATTCATAACTAGTTCTTGGGCTTCTTCTTTTGTCATTTTAGTTGCTCCTGGTTAGAGTGATAAAAGGGGCGCCACCTGTTAAGAATGGCGCCCCAGTACATGATTTTACGTGATTTCACTGGCAATGACAACAACCCACCGAGGACCAGAATCACGTCTTGTAGCGCCAAGAAAGTGCAGGTTATCACGCACTATCATTAATCTCGCTAGCCGGTAATCATGCATCCGCTGCTGGGGAAACTATCCTCGATGGGATCTCTTGATTTTATTCATCTGGATTACATGTCGCACTGAAGTTTTAGTAGATGTCTCTTTTGGGGGTTGAAATGTTGGGACAATCTTTACCTGTTCCCCAAATCTGACAATCTCAAGTTTATACCCTATGGATCTCAAAACAGCATTAATGGTTGCAGCTTGAGGTTTTCTTGTTTTTCCATCTAACCAATTAGATATTGTTGCCACATTAACACCTGAACCTTCAGAGATCCACTTATATGTGGCACCACTATCTTGAATTTTGGTTCTGATTTCATCAATAATTGGATCTTTGTCTATGAATGAGTAACTTTTGTAGGTGAAGTTTGCCATTTTGTTCTCCTTCCTTGAGTTCGTCCGAAAATGGACTAAATAATTATACTTGCGTTTTTAGGCTATACTTTCGGTCTATTCTATGCTATACAGTAGAAAGTAAGTAAAACAAGGAGATGATAATGAGGGATTTATTTACAGACGAATTTGAAAAAGCTAAAAGAGAATGGCAAGATGCTAAAAAAGAATTTGATACTTTGATGGAAATGTATCAAAGTTCTTATTTTCTTTTAGTTGAGTCACAAGAAGATTTGAACGAGAAGTGGGATAAATTTCAAAAACAACAAGAATTAATTATGAGGAAAAATCCGCATGTAAGTATAGTGAGAGTCATGCACAAGGAAAAATAAAATGCAGTTGGATATAAATCAGGCTCTGTATTTTCTCGATTTACTAAGGCCAAACGGCAGACATACCATTGCTTCTGAGGCGCCATTTGGTGGACCTGATAATGGACCTAAGTGGGAATCAGGTTGCACATTTGAATTTGAGCAACGTAAACAGTTAATTGAAGATATTCAAGAAAGGCAAAGACGTAAATCAAATGTTTATTATTCCGTAAATACTCCATGTAAAGTATCAGAAAGACAGGGTTGGTGGGGAAAGAATAATATTGACGATATTATAGCCATATCTGCACTTGCTTTTGATATTGATTTTACATCTTTCCAACGAGATCAAGAAATGGTATTAGCATTTATAGATGAAAAATTGA